CAGAATTATCCGGAGGCTTCGGAGGTTTGGGTGCCATCGAGGCTGAAATTGCAGCCGTCCCTATGGAAGCTGCCCCCAGGATCAATGCTGTCGTTGCTGATATACACATAGCCTTAACCTCCCAGTAATGTTTTGCCGGTTGATAAAGACTGATCGCCAATGCCCTGGGTCCCAGCGAATAAGGTCCCACCGCCACCAATCCCACCACCACTCCCGGTTTTGCGGGTTGATTGGCTTCGCTTGATATTTGAAGATGGACTCCTGGTCGCTATCTTCACAGGCTGCGGAACATAAGGAGCAGGGGCAGGTCCGCCTCCTCCACCGCACATTAAAATTGGTAATAATTCAAACATTGATCCGAGCCTCCATGCTCTAGGTTAATGGGCATCATGCCCCTAGTAATGTTTTCTTGCCTAAATTGCCTTCGTTCTTCCCGCCAGCTAATTCCTTACGCCCCCCACCTATAAGACTTCCTCTACGGTCTGCACCTTTATTGCCGGATGGAGATGTTTGCCTGGTCCCAGATTTAGTCCCAGAACCTGAACCAAACTTCGGTCCGTGTGGTTTCCCGAATAGATAAAACTGACCACCACCAGAATGTTCTCTAACTTCCATCCCTAATAACGCTGGTCCACACATTATCGTTTACCCTCAAATGGTTCGTCCCAGGGGATGTCTCGCCCTAACGCTAGACCATGCCGACGACATAGCGATCCACCTCCCCAAACCCCTAGACCTCCAGAGCATCTGATTATCTTTACAGCTGCGGTTGGTTTACTCCTTAGAGGTTTCCTCTTTTTCCACAAGCGCATCTTCATTATCGTTTCACCGCTAAAGGATCATATTCTCTGCGCTTCCTTGCCATGTCACTTCGCTTGCCAGCCATCCCCTTCGGTGCTACCGGATAAGCAAAAGTGAGTGCCAGGGCATCTGCCATATCCGGAGAAGCCAAACCACGCTTTTTCATATCCTCTTTCTTTTCAAGCTGTATCTTGTTGGTAGGAGTGAACCCATATTCAACACCGATCAGATCATCCACTAACTCACGGTCTGTAGGGATCGCGCCACCATCCAGCCAATCCTTCATGTTGCCCCACATCTCTGCTCTTTTGTTGTTGTACCTGGCATCCTCTGCCTTGCTGCCAAAGTTGACCTCAATGCAATCCACATGGAGTTGCCTTAATCGATCAACAACACCTCCGCCAACGCCACCGCCGTCTACGAAAACAGCATCCGCCTGGTGCAACCGGACCAACTCCGCTACTCTTGCAGCGAGTTGCATTGTGTCCAGACTTCGGTACTTGGTCCATTCAATGGTCCTGGCATCGCGTCCACGCCTAAAACAACAAACTGATTGATCGTCACCAAACCTGGCAACGTCGCAGCCGATAATCAAAGGTTCTTCCAGGTAACACTTAGCTTCCCGCTCTTTAGCATCGTCTACCAGGTCACCTGATATAAACTGCATGCTTGACGCAGAAGGAAATTCTCCTTTCACTCGAACTTTTATAAAATCACTCTGTTCCCCAAAATCCTGGACCCATTGCTCCAGCTTGCGTTTGTCTGTCATCTTGCAGCTGCGACTGTCTATTTGCCTGGTATTCCAGCGGTGTTTGAACTTGCCGAAACATTCTCGGAATCGCCCGGTGTTCCTGGTAGGATTGCCAAAGGTAAACCACATGGCTCCAGGAGTCGTCATCGCTCCTTCCGACACATCCCAAATACAATCTGGGATAGAGGATGCCTCATCGTAAATAATCAGGACCTCACCATGTTGACCTGCAAAGGCTTCTGAGTTTCTTTCACTCCAGGGAATAGCGGATGTATACCAAGTTTCAGGGGATGAAACGTGATAAAACTTAGTCGCGGTCCATTCGAACCAGGACTTGACCATTGACCTTGAGTGCCAGAGTGCCAGCTCTCGCCAGGTCTTAGTTTGAAGTTGCATCTGGGTGTTGGCCGTAACGATCGCATTTAAATTCTTGCGACAACACATGGCGTGGAGGACCAACCAAGAAGTCAAGGCTCCTTTGCCACAACCATGCCCCGAAGCCGTGCTGGATTGATACCCAGCACCTTCGCCTTCACGAATATGCCGTCCAACATCTTCAAGCAACTCCGCTTGCCAGACATCAGGACCGGTATGATCTGCCAGGTCACCCTTCCCCCAGGGAAAAACGTACTTAACGAAACCCAAAGGATCGTCGCTAAAAGACGCTATGTCTTCAACCAGGTGATCCGCTGCCGTTTTGTTTTGAGTTTCTACATTCATTTATATTAAATCTAATAGGTATTGGTATAGGTAATGGTAATGTACCCTTTGGTAAGGGTTCGTAAACCGTTAGACATTTCCTTTATAAATCAAGCCTCTTCTATTTCCTTCCTTCCGGCCCTTTTTCGGGCCGCATTTACCTCTAAGATATTCACATGCATGTTTGCTATGTTATTTGTCGTTGTTTCTGGTGAGGTTAATTTGTGCCTCTCATACTCCATTTTAAGAGCAGCGATCTTAGGATGCATCTTCACCTTGGTTGCCATTCCACCACCGTTTGGTAGTTGGAAAACTGTTACTTCCTGGGCTGCTTTCCAAAACTCCGCAGGAACCTGGTCAGGAGCTTTAAAAGAAAATTCCCTAGTATTAGGGTCATAGTCCATTCCATCCATTATGTTGCTAGTGGCGAGTGCTTTCACTTCAAGCATGGCTCGTTCAGCAGTCATTTCTGTTTTTTCTTCTAATTTTTGAAGTTTTTTGTCAATAATTGCCCTAATGTTAGGGTTTGTTAATAACCTGGAAGCAGTTACCCTAGACCCTTTTGGGCTAAACCCCGCACGAACAGCTGCTGCGCTGCCATTCTTATCAACTAGATACTCGACAGCAAACTGTTTTTGTTTAGGTGTTAACAATCTCTTCTGTTTTTTCACATTTTTAAACTGGGATAATGTTTATATCCAGGGAAATAACAATTCCCCTCACGATCATAGTGATAAGTTCCACCAGGCAAAACTGCTTCCGACATGATCGCATCATAAAATCTCATTGCATGGAACACATACATTTTCTGCTTATCTGTTAACAATCTCTTCTGTTTCTTCATGTTTCTCCCACATTAAAACCGGTGTTCTGGGTCCTGCGTACAGACACCCGATATTAAAGTCGTAAAACTCGACCGCTTCATCCTGGTCCATTCCATCGCGCTTCATCAAGATATCTATAATCTTATCCGCGCTGTAAACCAGGACCTCTTCCCCATCTTTTGTTGTCTGTCCGGTCACCGCTTCATCCAATCCGTCCAGGACAATTGCTCCTTCCGGCGCATCAATCATTTCCTAATATCACCTTCAAATATTGTGACCGTGAATGAACACCACTCAGCTCGCTCTCTACAAAAAACTCTCTATCCTGTTCATCTAATGCCTTGCGTTCCATGGTTCTTGCTGAATCCTCCTCTTTAGCTATCTTATCCGGTGTTTTTCTCACCCAACAATCTCCGTATCCGTCATAAACCATTCTCAACTTCGTGTACTTCATTTCTTTTTAGGCTTCTTGATCTTTCGCTTCTTTGGTTTCGGTTGTCCTATTCCCCCTGGGTACGGCAATCCACCTTTAGGCATGGTTCTATCTCCTTGTAAGTTTTGATATTAAGCCAATGCCATTGAGCCTCACCCTCTCTCTTAAAAAGCATTGGCGTGTTCCTGGTTAAATATTGCTGCGCAAACATTCCTGCATGCGTCACCCATCTCAATTCTTTTGTACCCACCATCTCCACAACCGCCTGGCAACTAGGCGCGGGTTTCCACTCCAGAATCGAATAACGGAAAGATATACCTGGAAACGTAACTTCCATTGTGCGATCCGGCCGAGGTTCCCAATTGAGCATCTCCTCAAAAAGAGGTACTTTAGGTAGTTCATTACTCCTTGCCTCCTTCATCCCCCACATGGCCAGTAAACAGCTGATCGAAACTACGCATATTGCTCGCATTGCTTTGGTAGTCAATTGGGGGCCTCTTCTCTATTCGCAAAAGTTTCCCATCCTTGTCGTAAACCTTGCATTCAAAATATTGTTGTTCCGAATCTCTGCATGATCCGACATAAGATTTTGATTCAAACAGGTGCAGCGGATACTCGCTTCTCCCATCTGGGCTAGCGAAAATCATTACTCATTTAAAATTTTGATCTGCTTTTGGTACTTCATTCTTAACCTTTTCTCTTTAACCCAGGCCACTCCGATCTCATGTGCCTGGCACTCCCTGAAATCAAAGAACCCTAATGATTTTTTCGTTATCATTGCGGGCAGCGTAGATATTTCTTTCTGGAACAACTCTTTTACACAAGCCGGGTCAGTAGGCTCTGCGTATGTTTCACCTATCCCGATTCGGTTTACGGCGGAGCAAGCTAGGAGCATCCATAGCCCTAAAAATAGCGTCAGTATCTTGGTCATGTTCCTTATTCATCTCGTTAATTTTTTTTGATTTCTTCATGTCCGATTCAAGCCCTTCGGCCTGGGCTGACGTTTTCCCCTGGTAATACATCCACGCTGCACCAGCCCCTAAGACAGAGATCAGCACTAGAGTGGTAATCATTTCACTTTCCCTTTGATCCGAGCTTCTTCCTCATCCTGATTTTTATTTTTCCCGATGTTCCCAGCCCCAATGTTAGCTAACTTGAGCAAGAAATTAACGCCGACCGTTGCTTTCCCTAGCCACTTATCATCCAGTTGCGTGGGCGTTATCGCCGTTAATACAGTAAGGCTGGCAATTATTCCTGATATCGCTACCAGGTAATCCGGTGCCTTTGCCATTAATCCAACTATTAAATCCATTAGTAAACCTCCGTTATTTGAAGGATGAAATTGTCGTAGCCTTTTGTGCGGGCCAAAAACTCCGCAAACGCGTTACGACTCGCCTCTACAGTTTCGCCAGGCGAATAAGACTCTCCTAAGAGAATGCACCCGCGTGAATCTTTAATTGAATTTCCTCTATGAAAAAGTATATGGGTTCGCCCTTCAACCCCAGCCACCTCAAAGGTATCCCCGAACCTGGGGCTTTGTACCCGGACTGCTTCATAAATTCCCGCCGGGATAGAACTGACATTTGGTTCGTTGTCCTTCCAGGGCAACTCGCAAGTCACGCAAAAAGGTTTCCCTTTATCCAGGACAACACCAAAAGTTCCCCGGTCAGAAGTTGCTACTCGCTTGATTGTGATTAGCTTTCCGTTTTTCTTTTCCATCACTTAACAAAGTATCCTAATTGTTCATCGTGGAACAGACAATGGAACCGGCCAATCGCATTGGGCCACTTCATTGGTCCACTTCATAAACCGGAAATGAAAACCTTTTTTTAAATCCGATTAAATTTTATCCGCTTTAATTTTTTTTTATCTTGCTCTTCAGAGCTTGAAGTGAATGTTTCCCCTGGTGTTTTGTTAGTCGATGCCCCCGATCGCCGCGTCCCCTCGGTGTCAAGCTTTTTTTTTATCTGCCTCTCAGAACCTCATGCGGCTAAAACCCTTGCCTATACTGGCCGAAACTGGTTTACCGAAAAAGCCATTTGGTATAATGGGGGTGTAAGTGAAAAATTGTTCTTTAACATTTAAAGAAGGAGGGCTGGTTATGACCAGACAAGAGTTTGATCTAGTTGTCGGGCGGTTGGAAGTTCTGTTTGAAAGGCCGTGTCCCACTTGGCTAAAAGAAGAAAGATGGGAAACCTGGAAAAACAGATCAAAAGATAATTTATTGGATTCAATCGTCATAGACCCAAAGTTAACCCCTGAACCAAACGTGGGCTGGGTCTTTAACGACATCTAAAACCATCGGGGCTGATCCCTTCGGGGTGAAGCCCCAAACCATCAAACTAAGGAGAAAAATTATGGCGAGTTTACTAAACAAGGCAGAAACAAAAAGACTCATTTTGCTTGTAGCTCATGAGCATCAATTGGAAAGATTCCATAAATACGAAAGAGTGTCGCAAGCCGCGATCGATCACCTTGAAGCTAAACACTTGATGGCGATCAAAGAGTTGGTTGGTTCCCAACGCAGAGGGGTAACCGTTAAGCCATAGCGAAACGCTAGAAGGGGGGGCCTCATTCTTGTTTAAGGTAATGGCGGTTTCTGACCGATCGCATCAGCGTATCGTAATTTGGGACATACAGCTTTTCCCTGCTAAACCTTTTAGATAAGAGCAAAACAATTTCTTTGCCTTCGGGAAAATTCTCCGCGATCTCTCGCCAGATACTAGGTTCGCCTGTTTTTAATAACCCTGGAATGTCTTCAACCTTGAAATCTTTTTCTATTTCATCCATCAGTTTAATTCCTCCGGTCTGGGTTGTTTTCCTCTAAGGTTCTCCGCTGGGTATTCTTCCGCTGGAGATTCTTCAAAATTCTCCAAAGTCCCTTTAAGATAGGCAAATGATAGCTCTGTCAAAAGATCGTCCGGGGTCACCGTTTTATAAAATTCCCAATTTTCTTCTCGCTTCCCATCCATCTCCATGCCCAACTCAAAAGCTCCAACAATCTGGTCATATTCCTGCCTGGTCATATCTTTCTCTCCTTAATCTCGATCACCACCATGCCTTCGGGGACCGCTGGTCCGCGAGCGATCATAATCTTATCCACCTGGCAATCGTCCTGGTAAACACCAGCTTGCTGCAAGCTATCCAGCAAAGCCTTTTGGATATTATCCAGGTCGCGTCTGCGCCGATCCGGCGGGTACGCCTGAATATCGATCTCTACCCTGGCTGTTCCGAACCCTTCAATCTTTCTACGCTTTAATTCCCAGCCAACGGTATCCGCGTAAGCGACCGCTTTCTTTGCCTTGAATATCACGGCCCTTTTACCCTTGCCATTAATCCGGTAAAGACTATTGACGCTAGGCGGCCAGGGTAGAACTAGCTTAATCTCTCTCACTTGAACTCACCCCAATAACATCCAACCTCTCTCGAAACTCCTCCCATTCAGCCAGCTTCTCCCAACTTTCAGTCAAAGCCTCAACTATCGTTGCCAGGTCAGCCCTGCGGACAAGAACCCCCTCACCAGGCCTCCCATCATGCAACTTGTAATTAACCCTAATGACCGCTTCAGTGGCATCGCTCAATGGTAAATTCAATTTAATCTGCTTCTTCATCTGCTTCTCCCTTCGGGCCATACAATTCACGAACCAGGCCAACCATTTCAGCGCAAAACTCCGGATGTGTATCGGGGCTAAAAGACCTACACCTACTCTTACCCCGACCTGGAATCGTACAGAACTGAATAAAATAAGCTGTATGCGGACTTTCCACAATCCGGACTATAAACCTATCTTTACGCTTTTTAGGCTTCCACATTTCCGACTCGCTCCGCAATGGTCCAGTAGTTCCGCCCATCGGTCCCATGGTCCAGGTCCCTGGGGTCATGGAGTGAGCGGACCATCTTAACTACATTCATATTCAAAGCAGCAAGCTGGCCCAACTCTTCTGGAGTCGGCTGCCGCGATCCGCACTTTTGCAGCATGAACGTAAATTGCTCCCATTGGATTTTCCCAATAGTCCTCCACATCGGACCCATCGGGCCATACTTTTCCCCGCGTTCATCTAATACCTTTTTATCGTTTGTCGTTATCATGTTAATATCCAATAAGTCCCCAAACATAGGGGGGTATATTTCTTGACGGTTGGGTTAACTTATTGGGAAGAGAGAGGTTGAAGGACTGACTTGGCTAATGTTACTTTCCTCTCACGCCGGAAACAGGGGTTCGATTCCCCTTGGGGCTACTTGTTTTCAATAAGTTACAACACCGTCAAAATATTGTTCGTAAAAAAAGGGGTCAAACATCGAATACCCCCACTGCTTTTCGTAACGCTTTTGGTTTTACCCTGGCATAAAATTCCATCGTTACCCTGATAGAGCTATGCCCAAGCAAAGCCGAGATAACTTCTATGTCCACCCCATGCTCCAAGAGATAACAAGCCGCTGTATGTCGTAGCTTGTGGAAGCTGAACCAGGGATAACCTGCCCTGGTAAACGCTCGACTTACTGCGATTGAAAGAGCCTGTTTAGATGATGGCAGTTTAAACAACAAAGCATCATCCAATGGCCATGGCACCTGGTTAAATACCTGGGCCAACTTATTCGAAATCGGGACTACCATTGGCTTTGGTATTTTGTTTAGCGTGAACCGCACCTCTCGGCGTTTTAAATCTACATCCTTCCTGGTCAACCCAAGAATATTCCCTCGACGCATTCCAGTATAGAGAGCCACCTTGCATGGCAGCCTGTACGGCTCATACACATGACTATCTATAACCGCGAGGATTTCCTCCACCTCCAGGATTTGACCTGCGTGAAACCTCTTCCCTGGATTCTTGAACCGAACATTCGGGAGCTTATACGATGGATCCCCCAGCCGGAGCAACTTTGCAAATAACCGTAGTTCTTTCTTCCCGGTAGACTTTACCTTCTGGCATGATATCCGCTCCGCATATTCCTTGGAACGATCCACCGCTTCCGCCAGGGTAAGACTCCCGAACTCAGGCGCAATGTATTTCCGCAAGATAGACTCCTCTCTATCACTGACCCCATCTTTCTTTAACTTTCTAATAAGAGTCGAAACCCTTACATTCTTGCGATAGGCCCCCCTTTCCATTTCAATTTTTAATTCATCTAATAGCTTTTTTACACGCTGACTCGGCATATCCATACCCTCCATCCTAGTCAGCCCTTCAGCTATTGATCTTAGCATATTCATTCAATCACCGTTTACGTCCATTTCTGCATTGTTTGCTGCAATACACCCTATCCTTACGCGCAGCCATAAACTTGACATTACATTCCTGGCAAGTTGCTTCTGTTTTTACCGTCAATTTCTTTCTTCGGGAAATAGCGCGTTGCCTATCTAGGCGTTTCCCCTGGCATTCGGGAGAGCAAGTCTTGCGCCGAGGGTCTTCGACTATCACCTTACATCCCTTCTCCGCGCATTTCTTTAAGTCCGCCCCAACGCGGTGATACTTAACCCCAGGATTACTCTTGAGTATGCTCCCTGGGTTCGCGCTACGGTTTGGGTCCCCCCTAAACACAGCCCAGTGTATTTGTGAACACTTTTTCGCAGATATTTTTTTCTTGTATTTTAGCTCGCCGTCTTTATCCGGCTTGAATATCTTTACTCCGAACACTAAATTCTCCCCTTTAAACTAAATTTTTTAAATTCCGGGTCGTCCTGACTCATGGCATAACAATCCCCCATTTTCTTGCCGTTTTTATCCTTAAGATTTTTAATCTGCTCTTCAACCAAAAGAGATTCCTTGTCGCCAAATCCGGCTAATCGATACCGTGGAAATTCGCCGGTGAATAAAACGTAAAAATCGCAAGGCTTGTTTTTCTTATGCAACCCAGCAAGAAGAAGCCCATTTTCATATTTAGTGACTTTAACGTCGTAGGTCCGACCGCGGCGCGTCACCCCATCGGCATCCCCCACAACCCCACTAAGGTCCGGATACAAGTTGAATATTCTGGCAAAAAGTAACTCGCCAGCGAACCCTTCCCGGTCTGTCGCTTCGCAGGACTGCCCTCCTTTTTTCTGGTCCAGAGTCCCTTTTTTTCGCGCATTCGCATACCGCAGCTTCCCCACATACTTGGCAACAAACTGCTCGGCTTCGGTTAATTCAAAAATCATTGGTAATTCAAGAAGCATTATTTAAAAACCCCCCTGATAAGTTCCCTGGTTTTCTGCCTATTAGCCTCGGCCTCCTCTGGGGTCCCGCCCCAGGAAGCTAACGCTTTTTTGTCCTCATCCTCCTCGCGATTCTCCGCCAGTAAAATCTGATTCTTAAAAGCTGTAATCTTCTTATCCTCGGCTATCTCCTTGGCTGCTTTGATAATCATCGCCGGAACATTGTCCGTATCCCAGAATTTAGTTTCATCCTGGGTGAGTCGCAGAACCGCAGCCCCAACCTGGGCGGCTGTTAACTCTTTAGCCTTAATCGCTTTGTGCCAATACACTAACTCCCATTCATCTTTTTGCGGCAACCCAAAGGCATACAGGGCCGCTAGTTGCTCAAGAAATTCATCGTAAGTTATGGTCATACGCCATTCTCCATGAGTTTGGTTTGTTCTTCCTGGACAGGCTTCCGCGCCAAAAGCCGCTCTATTTGCCTACGCTTGGCCGAGCCGGATGTTTCTTTTTTCTCCACCTGCGGTTTCGCGTTACGGTAGCCATCAAACTTCTTCGGTTGAAACAAGGTCCTGGGCTGTAGATACTGATTCATCTTCGCATCGCCCTTCCATTGCGCCACCTTGTTATCGATCACCAGCTTGCAATCGTCCACCGTGTAGCCTTCATCCAACCTGGCACGGATGTTCACTTTGTTAGCTTCAACAAACTTAAAATCCTTGTCAGCCTTGGCATTTAGATCCGCAATGATTTCTAAAATTTCCGGCTCAAATTTCCCTTCATTCTTTTTATTAGAATCTAAAGGTGTTGGTAATGGTAATGGTAATGAACCCTTTGCTAAGGGTTTGGTAACGGTTAGGAATATGTCTTTAAAACAAGGGTATACATCTAAAAATAGATTCCAGAGCGGAGTCTTATTTGTCTGGTTAAATTCGTTAAGAATCCCTCTTTCCACCTTCGCCGGATTTCCACCAGGGTGATATACCCTGGCATTTTTAACGAACACCATTTCGTTTTCGAAATCATAAAACACGTTCTTCAAAGAACCGTTAGAGAATAGTTTTTTAACCGTTCCGGAAGGGATCGCTGTTTCATGGACAATCGTGGCGAATGGAAGTTCGTAGACCCCGGAGTTATTAATATGTTTGTTAGTGATTAAATATAGGAATAAAAATTTACTGTCTTTTGATGCTGCTAGAACGTCTTTGTCGTTCCAAAGTTTAGTTTGAACGGTCCTATAATTTGACATGTAAATCCCTTGAGTTTAGTTAGAAAGGACAATCTTCTTCGCCGAGAGATGGCTCTTCATGATCCTCACCTTTAGCTGGCGCGTCCAACACTTCTACTTTGCTAGCCACGACCTTATGCTTGGACTTTTTTTCTCCCGCGTCATTCTCCCATTGCTGGTAGTCTAATCGTCCATCTATGCAGACTGCGGCCCCCTTAGATAAGTTATTAGCGCAGTTGTCTGCTTCATCTCCCCATACCGTAATATCTACAAAGCAGGTACTCTTTCCTCCGCCTTTTGTGGGGCGGTTAATAGCTAACCCAAACTCGCCGACCTTTAAACCTGATTTTGTTTTTTTAACATCGATATCCCTGGTTACATTCCCTACTAAAAAAACTCGATTAAAATTCATTTTGCCCCCTTAAAATTTATTTTCTCAGTTGATATAATTTTAAAGCCCTTTAAAGGCTTCCCACCTGTCTTAATAGCTTTAGCTCTAGCGTTATTTATGATCGCTTCCCTATGAGCCTTAGTTGAAGGGACCAAAAACTCACGGTCCACCTCATCAATGTCCTCGATCGTTACAATATAGTCCGGCTTGAAACTGGACCTCGATCGTAGCTCTTGAGTCGGCTGCGCATGGAAGGGCGTTTCTGTTTTCATTTCTCGAACCGCATCGATCGCTTCCTGGGGAACTCCCTCTTCGGCTAATTCGAATGCAGCCAGGTCAGCTTCCTCAATCTGCTTTTGATGCTCCGCCTCTTGACGGTCACGTTCCAACCGTTCACGCTTTGACCTGTACTCGATCAGCAATCCACCTAATTTTTCTAGTCCGGCCTTGACAGGATCAAGCATGCTTTTTTCTTTGCGCTTCAAAAGGACATGATTCTGATGGGCCATATGGATAAGCGGCCTCCAGTAATCCTCGATGCCTTTCTCCAGCGACTTAACCTCTTCGGCTTTTTGCATGGCCGCGTTGTATTCGTCGTCGTTCTGGATCAGCATCACGCAATCCAACTCAACCCACTCGGCCCTTTTTTTAAGCTCACCTTCCAGCGTATTAGTTTTAACTTGAAGTTGGGTCATTGGATTCGCCCCACTTCTTTATTGCGCTTTTGTTCCTGGCCGAGCCTGGTAATCTCTGACTTAAAAAATCCAAGTCGTTCTTCTGGAACATCCGCATAGCTTTTATATCCATGCCCTTTTAATAAAACGACGGCATCTGTTTCCTTAACGCCCTCGCGCTTACAATGCGCCACGAACACAGGCTTGATGGATTTCTTTTTCGGGCGTGAGATTGCAGGAATTTTCTGATCGCCAAGCGCATCGGCAGCTGCTTTAAGTGCGACAGAGGCGACCGAGGGGAGTGCAGTAGGAGGAGAATCCACGCTAGCACCCTTGGCCTCCGCCCTCGGTTTTACCTCCGGATCTGCGCAGTCTTCGGGGTAGGTTACGTTTTCGTAAACACGCATACCAAGCCCAACATGGGCTATCGTTTTGACATAACATCTTTTGATTGCGGTGTTAATGTCCATTTGGTTTGGGTTGACGATGCACTGGTTTGCATAGTTTGTGACCGGTAAGGTTTCTACCCTGGTAACAGTTTCATCCTTACTTGCTACAGTTATCTCGGTCCCGACAACAAACCCTTTAACTGCTTCACTACTTATCCCTAGGTCCATCTCTTCCTGGCCCAAAACACGCCAGGTTGTCTTCGGGTAGTTCTGGAGCAAAATCCGGAACGCAACCGACCACTTGAGATAATCGTACTGATTCCCAGGGCTACCTTTTTTCTCCACATGCGCCGTGACATCAATGTCGTACAGCGTTTCAAAGATTCCTTTTTTCTCTACAGTTTTTTTCTCTACAGTTTTTTTAGTCATTTTCCTCTCCTTAGATAAAGTCTTTATCTTTGCAGCCAGGGAACTCTTCATCAGCCGGGTCCTGTTCTGGCCCGGAGATGCGGCGGCAGTAGTCACCGCAAAATTCTTCCTCATGCTCCCCCAGTTCGCACCCGCACCCTTCGCAATAATCGCTCTTCTTCCAGATGCTCATTAGTAACTCCTATCCCATTCACGGTTAACTGCATCAGTTGGCATATAATCGGAGTAAGGTGTTTCAGACATCTCCCCTTCAAACTCCTTTATCCCGGTTATGCAGTCCGAGCAAAGACCTCCCATCCAACTCTCATAAGCAACCTCGTTTCCGGTATCTGATAAAGTTACTGTCGGTCGGCCTTGGTCGCGATGGAAACGAATACCTGGGTTCTTTTTTGCGACTTCGTTTTTACAATTTCTCTCGGTACATTTTTCTTTTCGGTTATTAGGCATATCTCTGTCCTCCAAATAAAAAGAAGCTCCCCACCTGTCACCACTGGAAATGGAAGGTAGATGAGGAGCCTCAGAGCAAGGCGTAAAATCGATAAGAAAATTCCTACCAATTTGCCTTGACTTATGATTGTGTTTGGGTATATACATTGATTATTCCAGTGATGATTTTGTCAACCTAAATGACACGTTAGTCCTTTTACAGGACTTTGTCAAGTGAAATGACAAGGAATAATAAAGTAATCGCAGAAGCCCTCGCGAAGAGTGGTTTAAAGCAGATCGAGTTCGCTGAACGTATCGGCGTGAGTCGCTCGCACCTATCCGCTATTTGCCTGGGACAGGGCAACGCGTCCGATCAGTTGACTGAACTTGTCAAGATGAAATTTGCAACGGTAATAAAAACTGAAAACGACAAGGAGGAGGAAGAAATGTACCGACATAAATTTGAAGAAGCGCAGCAACGGATTATTGAACTGCTAGAAGAGAACGCCGCGTTAAAGGAATTAGCCACAAAAAAAGATGGCCCTACCCGCAAAGCCAACGGAAGCTAACGGCTAGGGCAGTTACAAAGAATGCTTCCTGGATTTGTTTTAAGACAAAAAAAGTACGGACCACCCCATGCAATCGTGAGTGTTTTCACATCAAGAATACAGTCATGGACCTATGCACGCCAGAGCAGCGTCAAAAAACACAACACCAAAAATCCCCCTAGAATACGCCTTGGGATTATCGCGGCAGCTGCGAGCTTGAAAATGAAATCCGCACCAATACTGGGCGAGCGGGTCGTCAAAAAACCAACTCTATTTCTTATTCAAAATGTGAGTGAGTATCATGTCAGTCGTCCGTTCCAAAGGCTCCAGGTCATCCTTGGTCACGACCACCTTTTCCAGCGCAGAAATTCTATCCGACAGAACGTCGTGATTTTTGAAGATTCGCTTTGTAATAAACCCGCCGACCAGGGCGATCGCGGCAACTAGCAATTCGGTGAACTTGTCCATACTATTTTTTCTTTCCGTTTGGGTTCCTTGAAATTCTTTTTTCATCCGGCTGAAGGCCATAACGAACCCTAAGTAATGTATCGAGCCTGATTAGATCCCCTTGGGCTTGCGTCGTCTTATCGATCAGCGAAATAATTATTCCTTTAAGGTCCTGAATGTCGCTCTCTGTCTGCGCCTGGGCCTCAGTTATTTTTAAAACAATTGAGGTCAGGATGTACCGGATCAACCACCAGCCGCCAGCCCCCATCGCAATCGCCGTGGCCATAGGGATTCCAACTGACTCGATGAAGCCAGAGAGTTCATTCGCGCTGTCCACATGGCTCCCTCTTCTTCGCACAAAATTTACTTAGCCCACAAGTCGGACAAACTGGATAAAAATAACCACATATATGGATCATGTATAGCGCATCTCTTTCGATATATTTATACTTGCAGTGACCGCAAATCGTCTGGTTAGAGCCGGTCGATTGTTTATGGGCGATTGTTTCCACTTCATTTCATTCTTTCTTTATTTTATTTCCAAGAGTTCTAATAAGCTCTTTAAACAGTTCAATCAACTTATCCAGCTTCTTGCTGATGTTCTGCAATAATATTTCTTTAAGGTCTGGCATTCATTCAGTATTGCGAGGGGAGAAGAAAATACATCCCACCCAGTAATATTGCTATGTAAATAAGTAGTCTAAACAAAAGCTGGCCCCCAAAGCCATAGCACTAATGAATAACGAACCCCTCTAGTAACTGGACAAACTCTATGCCAATCACGCGAATCGAAACATATAACACTACCTTGTTGCCTTTTGCTTGGAGCATCTGGTTTTGCCGGACCGTTAAAAAATTCTAAATCCCCTCCATCATAACTTTCAGGGTCGCTTAAATTGGCCACTAATGTTATCTTCCTATCTGTTCTATCTGGGTTAGTTGGGACGCTATCCTTATGCCAGTCATAAAATCCGCCTTTATTGTATTTTGTGAATTGCGGGACATCGGATCCCACGCTTCGCTGGTAATTAAAAACACTGTATCTAAACTTCGTATCATTAGCTTCAAGCAGAAACTGGAATAACGATCTACTTAATATGCCGTGTTCTCTAACCCAATGTATTTGACAAGCCCTTAGTTTTTCATTCCCAGGGTGTTCCCCAGCTTCTCCGTTCCCTAACTCCAAATCTTTATATTGTTCAATGATAGATTCACATTCATTCAAACTAATCCCATTATCCCAAAGAAGAGTAGCCATATTAATTTGTAAAACTCCACCAGCCAGTAGCTATATATTTTTCCGTGCTTAACGGAGGGTTCCCCCGATGAGTATGCGTAAAAGCCGCTGGGAATATAACAACATCCCCTTTGCACGGTCTTATTCTTTTATGATAATAAAGAAATTCTGTTTCCCCTTCTCCTTCTGGCATATCGTTTAAATAAATAGCCCACACCAAAACTCTGGTAGCAAGATTAAAATCCCCATCCTCGCAATGCCAATTATAAAACCCGCCTCCTATGGGTGTTTTTTGTAATTTTATACGCCAACTTGAGTAATTCATGGTCCCTAATGAGGCACTATATTTATTTCTATATTCCGTTGAAGCTCGCTCTAAAACAGAATTTGTTTCGTTGGTCAGAAGTAAAGGATGATCTTCAATCTGGTCTAATAATATTTGGAAATCTACCCTAAGAGGGCTACAAAACCGATACTCTTCCTTTTTGCCATTTAAAGTATGTTCAAATAAATTAATAAGGTCATCGCAAAATCTATCCGGGGCGTATTTTTTATATATTCCTATAAAATCGTCTGCCATTAGTTGCAATTGTAATCGTCTTTTAATTTAAACCCGGCAAACCACGGAGGTAACCCTAAAAACGGTCTACCATCGTATTTATTTTTTTCTGCCCCATCTAATGAAGCATCGTTGTAGTGCAAAAATACTTGACCACAACTCTCCCCATTAAATTTCTCACGCCAATGCTCCATTTTTTCTCCTTCGTATATCAACATATCACCAGGCTCTAATAATACTTCTAAACCCTCTTCCTCTTGTTCCCCAGAAGGCTCTAAGAATATAGACCAAGGATCACCTCCTAAATTTAAAGTGGCAGAAACCTCACAACTGTATCTATCCTTGTGTCTTACAAGCTCATCACCATTTTTATAGAGCCTAGCAAAGCTATAAGTTGGGCTTAATTTCATTGACAGTTCTTTTTCTAAAATTGGTTGTACCTTTAACAATAAAGTTTCCATTCCTATATCGCCATAATGACTATATGTGTCTGGTGCTTGTGGATCATTCCACATTCCCCATGCCGTTTCGTTCTTTGGGATGTACCCAGTATCAACAAGTAATTTCGTTACTTTTCTTTTAGTGCGAAAATAATCATAACAAAACCCGACTAGCTCTTTTGATATAGCGTTCCTTATGACTTTATACACATCACTCTTTGGGGATAGCTTTTTTAATAGCTTTAATGGCATCTACCCACGTTGTGGTATCATTCACTTTGTCATCGTATATCATCTCAAATTGATTGTTGAGCTTACCGTATTCCTCTGCTCTTTTGTCAGCATAGGTCATGGCATCAGTTCTCTTTTTTTTAGCCGCCGCTTCCTCTGCCACAACCTTTGCTTCGGCATCGACTTTCGTTTGGTTATGTTTTTCTACTAGCGATTCGAGTTCAGGGAATTTTGTAATGTCCTTATTAGGCGAACCATCTTTATATTCTATCTGCCCCTTAGAACCGTCCCATTGGATAGCCCAAATATTATCATCTAAGCCTAAGTCAAATTCGGCAACCTCTCCATCTAGGACCATTTTATTATCTTCTGCTACTAATGTGACCACGCTCATTGTTTGTTCTCCAAAAGATTGTTTCGGTTTTCTACCAATGCATTAAAAACTTTCTGCCCCTTAACTGTTTCATTTCTAAAAGATTCGATGGCACTTGTTTGCCCTCTATTTGTCTGACTCATTTCAATTTGCAACATAGGCAGCCACGACATAGCACACGCCCAATCTTCGATTTGCTCCTCCGACTGGGGGTTTTTACCAACAACCTTTGTATACCAAGCACAACGGTTAATTTTCCCATCTTTAACTTCCTCACACGTTGAACCTAATGGGCAAGTGTTTTCAATCTCCAGACTCATATAATTAATCTTTCGATGCTATAATCACATCCAGATACGCAGGGGCCGTAATAGAACCAGATGTGGAGTGACTATGCGAAGCACTAGAACCCTTGCTCCCGGTATTGCTGCCATAGGTACTCGTAACTCTCGGTTGTATCCACGGATTCCCTGTCGCTGATGGGCCTGATGGTGCAGTGTAAGAGTGAGTGTGGCTCGGCATTTCGCTTTCAGTCAATGTATGTGATCCAGCCGCTAAATTATGAGCAGGACTAGAAACAACTGCCGTACCACCAGTTCCACCACCAGTTCCTGAAACCACTCGTAACATTTTATCGTTGTGAGTGGTGTTTTGTGTCCACCCTGTAGGAGCGGATGCTTGGAAAAATGCGACTATCGTTCCTGAGGGCATTCCGCTTGCTGGTAAATTTGTAAGTTGGCTACCATCAACCGCTGGTATTTTTGCAGTGCCATCAAGTTTTAAAATTTGGTTTGCACTTGTGCCAGTATCGACAATTGCCGATGTTCCTAAACCAAGAGAGGTTCGCCCAGTTGCTGCGGTTAATCCAGTTGCTCCCCCATCCCACTTGTTTCTGTCCGTATAGGCAGTGTCCCAATTAGAAGTTGACAGCCCATGACTCGCTATACTTGTGACCGCACCTGATAATTTTGAAGTTGCTATAGCGGCTGAAGCACCAACATCAGCGTTTACTATATCTACTAATTTGCTTTGTGCTATTGCAGCGGAAGCATCAATATCAGCGTTTACTATTGAGCCTGACTTAACCGATGGGAAACCTCCAGCCGTACTACCATCATGGACAACCACTACATCTTTATCCGTATCCACCGTTACTTCTCGTACCGCTCCTGTAAAGGATGAATGCTCAGAGGTCGTTCCACCCCTTAGCTGTAATTTTTTAGCCATTAGGAAAGACCTCCAAAATCAATTTGTAAGTTAGCACCAGAAACAGTGCCAGTATTAGTTATGTTATTCGATTGACAATCAAGCGACCCTCCCAACTGGGGCGAGGTATCCGAAACGACATCAGCTATCCCAGCGGATATGCTAGCGAATATAGAACCAGTGTAATATTTCAAAACATTACCTGTTTCGTCATACCACAAATCTCCTGCACTCGGAGAGCCTGGGGCTGATGAGGCAATCGTATATTCATCGCTATATCGGTTAATGCTGGCCTCGTTGGTAGCAGCCGTTGTGACATTCGCTGAAATCCCAGCCACGGTCGTTACGTTGGCACTAATCCCTGCAACCGTTGTTACGTTAGCCGATATCCCTGCCACTGTATTAACACTTGCTATGTCATCAGCTACGTCTGTAATATTATTACCAGATGACGTTGTAACTGCATCAGCAATAGAGCCTAAGTCCTCTTCATAAACCAACTCACCAGCAACAATATTGATGTTTGTCTGATTTTCCGCTGATGGAGCGGTTGATTGCCAAGCTGATCCATAACTCTTCAACTCATTCAAGGATGTATCAAAATATAAATCACCTGCATCGTTGTCTGATACAGGAGCAGATGAAGCGACTCTATATCGTTCAGCGAAACTATTTACTCCTGTAATATTTGTTGCGGTAGTATTCACGTTGGCAATTGACCCTGACACGGTATTTATATTGGCAATTGACCCTGAACAGTTGTCCATAGCTGTTACATTACCAGCCGTCCCAAGCGTATTCATATCAGCCACTACGTCAGCAGTCCCAAGGGTGTTCATATCGGTCACCACGTCAGCTGTACCAAGGGTATTCATGTCTGCGACAACATCGGCTGTGCCTAAAGTATTCATATCAGCAACTACATCCGCCGTACCGAGTGTATTCATGTCTGTGACAACGTCCGCTGTGCCAAGTGTATTCATATCGGCAACTACATCTGCGGTTCCGAGCGTGTTCATGTCCGCAACAACGTCAGCCGTACCAAGCGTGTTTAAGTCGGCTACTACGTCAGCAGTACCCAGGGTATTCATATCGGCAACCGCGTCACTTGTACCGAGTAATGCCATCGCCGCTACATTTGCTGATGTGCCAAGTAAATCCATATCGGTAACAACAGCACTAGCGGCTAACGTATTAATGTTTGTTTGGTCTGAACTGGTAGGAGTGGTTCTAAGCCAGGTCGTCGTACCCAGGTCATAGACCATCATCACGTTATTTGAGGTATTGAAATAAAGGCAGCCATCTACTAGGGCAGCCCCATCATTATCAACGCTAGGATCGGAAGACTTCGCCCCCAGGAACCGATCATCGAAAAGATCGTAACTGGCCGCTGCCGCTGCCGCGCTGGTCGAACTGGCACTCGCCGAAGTCGAACTTGCACTCGCGCTGGTACTAGCCGCTGCCGCCGAACTCGCAGCCGCCGCAGATGAGGCAGCTACCGTAGCAACCTGGTCAACATAGTCATCAACTGATACGCCGACATCACCGTCTGAATCAAAGACAATAGCCTTGTTAGCTCTTAATGTATTTGAGGTTAGTTCTACCGAGGTCCCGGCAGAATCTGAAACTGGTATTTGAATGGATCGGCTGACTTTTTCATCAGCCCTTCTGGCGAGAATAGTGCTTCTATCTAACGCATCTTCAATAACATTTGGGAAGAACCCACCACCGGACACAAGGTCAGTCCCTTGCGTATACGCTGGTTCGTTAAGTATGGTTAGTTTTTCGCCAACCGCGATTGGACTCCATGCACCGGTCGTCGTAATCGATCCCCCAGGATTGTTATCCTGGTCAGCGTTTAGACTGACAGTATAGTCGGTCGTTAATGTCTTGGTTGATTCAACGCCAGATGAGTTGGTGAATACGACCGCCAGGTCTGAGCCGGTCGAACTAAATACTTTATAGGTAAATGCGAATGTCGTTGTGGAAGCGTTCCCTGCAAATGGTCCCGCTTTAATACTTTCAGTGGATATCGTCACGTTAAGCCTCCATGCTTGTAAGACCGGCATCTAGCCAGAATACTACCTTCAGTTTATAGGATATTTGTTAATGTGTCAATTTACAACCTATTGTTTTGAGTACCCAAATAATGGGGCTGTTACCTTATCTGTTTTCCCTTCTGCCAGGTCTAAGCTGCCCCAGATCAAACGCTCAACCTGGACCGCTGGCCAATGGAAAAACACGCCGCCTGTTTTATTAGCAGCCTTCCATAACTTCTCATCATTCTCCATTTGTCCCACTTGCGTAGCGAATTTCCCTGCTTCTGCAATCCCCCTCATACCCGCTGGTCCCTGATACTGGGAGAACCCTTGAGCCATCCCGACAAACTCTCGGCCTATGAAAATTCCGCTCAATGGATATGCGATATGATCCCTCACGATCTTGTCGCGCATACATGCCCAATCCTTGCCATCGTCACATTCTCCCCTTAACAACGCCCCCCTGACATATTCTTCGATGAGGATAGGGAAAGTGTAGAGCAAAAGAAAGTCAACCCCCAGGCGAGCGATTGAAGTAGGGCTTTTAAAGTTAGTCCCTTTAATACTGTCTGTAGAGAGGTTATAGGTTGTTTGGAAATAGGACATGAAATTAGTCCATAGCTTTTTCAAAGGACCGCCTCGCTGAATGCTTGCCAAATCCTTAATGTGTCCTGACCCCTGGGAATCGATCACCGCCTGATCTGCCATCGCGATCGAGTCCTGCTCGCTGGCATTCTCTGCCTGGGCTTTTTCATAAGCCCCAAGCCAGGTCGGGATATCTGCCATCAACTGCGCTTTAGCGATCAGGTAAAAGAAAGTATCATCTATCGGCCCTCTCACCTTACTGACAAAACCAGTACCGGCAATCTTGTTACGAATTTCGTTGATCTCTCGATTCATCGTCTTGCCGCGTAGGCGCATGAAAGAACTATGTTCGTACATGAATTTAACCGTACCATCCATCGCCGCTGCCCCACTAAAAAACCTCAACATGGCTTTTGCCACATAGATAGGACCGACTCGGACCATCGACTGAGTAAGTCCCAGCGGTTGCAGCAAAGAAGTCCCAAGGTTCCATCCCATAGCTGCTATAGACATACCCTGCCGGAGCCAGTTCATTGCTTTTTCATGGGTTTGTACGGAAGGAACATCGCCAGCTGCGATATCGATAACTGTATTTTTTAACGCCTTATAAGTCGCTGCTCCATAATGTGCCGTGATCGCATCCACCATATCCTGATGCCCCAGGATTTTATTGGTATCGATCAACCATTCATGCCAGGCAAGATCATGGATTACCTGGTGAACATGCGAAAAGATAACTCCGAAATCAGCCTTTATTTTAATATTAACTTCGCCCTCCGCCCTAGCCTTCGTATGTCCTCGCGCTGTCGTAGCCCTGCCAGCGGCACCTAATTTCGCCTGGTCAGCTGCCGTCTTAGCCAGGTTGTCAAACGCGATATTGCTTTCATCTTGGTCGAATGTGATAGGGAAGTATCCGCCTCTGATTTGCCCTACAGCGGTGCCTGTATTGACCGGTAATGCTTCTACTTTTTCCGGAGCTACCCCTGTAACCCTTCGTTCTTTTGCCTCGATCAAAGCCCAGTATTCTTCGATGTAATCCCACATCCCCTGGACAAACGTCCAATCCCTTTCATCAAGAGTGGAAAGGATATGGTTCTCAACCTCGGACGCGGACAGGCCATACCCATCGGTCACCCTGGCACGGTTGGTTTCGTTCCCCCAGTTCAAAGCAATCATAATACGCTCTTGCTTTGACAGGCTAATATCGATATCAGGCACATACTCCAACTTATACAAACCGCCCTTTAGGGTAGTAAACTCCAGGGTGTTATAAACGCTAAACAACTCACCGAGCTTGATGTTCGCCTTTTCCTGCATCTCGGCTTGCCAATCCGCCTGGGCATTCATCTTCTTAGTTACAAACTGCCAGAATGGACCGTTTTTTAAACCATCAAAAACACGCCCGATATTCCCGAATTTACGGTGTTCTGCCATGAAACTCAGCTTGTCTTTTTTCCATTGGTCCTGGGGGTTGTTTAACCCTAATCGTTTGTCTGAATCTTTGATCTTTTTCTTTTTAGCGGTCGCGTTGATTGTAAGCGTAATCTCATTGACCGCTGCTTGCACATCGCGTTTTTCCTGTTCCAGGAGAAGTTCGTTCTTGAGTCTTCCCAAGTGATCGATATTTTTTATGGTATCGTACAACCCTCTAAATTCATCCATCGGGACCTGTCGATAATGCGTGAGTTCAATCTCGCCCAGGAGCCTTGGGTCTATATTAGGATTATTCCCTTTTGCTAGTTCTGCCTGTACCCATTGAGATAGCGTTTCTCTACGTTTCAGGGCCTTCTGCGTGACGCTTTTTCGAATATCAAATTTCCCCAGGAGTCGGTCGATCTCGATCATGTATTCTGGATCAATAGCTTTCCTGGCCCCCTTGCTATCCAGCCTGTTAAAGAAACGGACATTCCTGTCTACCTCTTCAAGAGCCTTGGACGCTACTTTTGCAAAGTGATGATTTAATACCGCAGCCCTTTTGTGGTCGGTAGCCTCATCTAAATTACCGCGCTTGAGAGCATTCTCTGCTAACCGGTTAGCCCTGGCTTCCGCAGCTGCGAACTGACTCGGTTTAATATCCATGATTTTCATCCTGCCGATTTTCTCTTCCGCCCAGGCTCGCGCAGCCTTCATCAAAACATTTCCTTTACCGACTCTCTTGGCCAATGCGCTTAACTCTGCATGCACCGCCTTGGTCCTGGCTTCGTTATGAAGAGCTTCATCAACCGCCTTGTCTATGCTTGCGCGGTCGCCCAGGGTGCCAAATAGTTCCAGCATCCTGCGGTCGGTTTCTTCCTCGATCGCATCTCTCATCGGTTTCGCTTTAACCAGGGCATGTATCATTTCGTCTGCCGAGGAATACCCAGCCAGGTCTTTAAGCAGGTTTACATTAATAGCGTCTTCCGAGTCGGAGATTAAGCCCCAGCGTCCTTTTGGCAGCGTCTTCCAAATAGCTTCCTCTTCGTTGCCGAATGTATCGATTAGACTCTGGATAGAAATCTTTTGATGTGGCGCGTCTTCCAGTTTGCCTTGCTGCCCTTCCTCCTGGGCGAATTTAAAGTAATTATCTTCATACGCTTCCGATGCTTCGTACTGATCGTTTTTTACGGAGTTATGTTTTCTGCCGGAGATTTCATCAACGAAAAGGGCTTCAAATACATGCGGCTCGTACTTACCGTCTTGACCGAGGGGGTGCAAGTATCCGTACTGCACAAGCTGCGTTCCCATATCATCGATACTTAACCCATCTTTTGTCCTGGCAACCTTGCGGAAAGTACCGTATTCGGTTTTCTTATCTACGCCCCATTGGGTATACAGTTCATCCTGTTTAATCCCGCCTAGTTTCCCAATAGCTACAAATAAGGAATCTACCTCTGGGGTAACATCTGTTTTATGGCTTTTAGTGGTTTTTTTCTTATCAACCGGCTGCCGTAACCAGGCAACCAATTTGTATTCTTGCTTCTCTGCGACCGTTTGTTCTGCTTCATTCTTGACCGCTTCTCTTTGATCTCTAACTTCTCGTTTCTTTTCTAGCAGGATACGGTTAGTCCCGATGCGGAGCCATTTCATATTATCCAGGCTTTTAGTCCGCAGTTTCTCATCCGCTTCTTCTACATCGTTAGTCACCGCTCGCTGGTACTCTAGCCACCGGTCAGGGTCCATCTTGATAACCTCGTTATTCTCAAACAGAGGTTTCATCCTGTTTATTTCCCTGGCGTTTGCGATCTCCTCATCGGTTGCCAGCATACGGTCGAACACTTCCCTCACTTCGTCACTAAGATTAACCTTCAGACCACTTCGAATCGTTGTGTATATCTGCTTCATCCATGCGGCAAAACTTCGGAATATTCCTTGGAGTTCCAGGGTAGGGGCGTTGCCTTCAAATAGGTATGCTTCAAACGCCCTGGCCACTTTCTCATGTCCGGTACGGCGTTCCTCTAAAGTCATATTGTTCCAGGCTGCCAGATCAAGTTTTTCTCCGCCGACAAACTTGAGCAGTTTGTCCATATCATCTTTGATTTTCTGCGGTGCGTTAGGCTGGTTTGCCAGGTAGCGTAGTTGTTCGTAAAAGAAATGACCAAGTTCATGGAGATAAGTGGATAGATCAGCGTTTTCCAGGAGCAAAATAACATTATCCCCTTTGCTGATATCCGGACCAAACTGCAAGGCCCCTCGCTTTAACCCCTGTTTCTCCTGGAATAGGGCAATCCTTTTTGTTTTACCTTCTTCATCGGTTAGAGCCTCGCGAACCTGGTCAAGATCAAAGCCTGGTTGAAAACCCCTGGTATATTCTTCGGGCGTGAGATCACCAGCTGGATCGATCTTCGCATTCTTGACCCCTAGCTTTTTCAAAACATCTTTAGCGACACTCGGTAATATCTTGTCGTAATAATCTTTCATGCCATCAGTCGCAACCTGGACCTCTATGCCGGACAACGCTTTATCGTTTGCTTCTAGGTCCTCTATAACAGAACCTGTCTTTCGTTCTAGTTGGCTTATTTTTTTAACTGCCCTAGTTTCCATCAGCATAGCTTCTTTTTTCTCCGCCTCTAACTTGTCTACGGACTTAGCTAATGCAAAAACTTCTTCCCTGCTCACCTCTGGATACCCATCTAGAAAACTCATAAAGTTCTCAAAATAAGTTTCTGCCTTTTCCCCTCGACTCGCTCCCAAACTCTTTATACGGTTTCTCTGACTTTCCGGTATTCTATTCGCTTCTGGATACCCAATTTTTCTCTCAAACTTTTCAAACAGAGGAGGAATGGAAAGATCAGCAGCCCTATACTTTTCTTGTGCTTCCTTCCGATCAAACTTTGCTTTCTCAAACTTAGCTATAACTCTCGGCGATGGCGGTTCAGACCGGATCAATCGGGCTGCCGCGTCCCCTCCGATATACTTCGGCAGATCAACTTCCTCGACATGGTCCGCTATCTCGACAAATTCCTTTTCTCCTCGCGGCCTGGCTCTTAGGACCTTGGTATCAGGGTTCCAGATAATGCCGGAGATGAATCGCTCCATCTCATACCTGGTATCTTGTTGGATCCCACTTGTCCATTCGATACGATCGAAACCATTACTGATCGCATGATGGATCATCCGCTTGAGTGCCAAGGCGGTATAGTCCTTAGTTTCATCTACAAATGGGGCTGGCGGTGCATCTGACTCGCGCCTCGCATCTGCCCAATCGGATTGTAGTTCTTGGATGTAAAGAACCCTGGCTGCCTTTGCGTCGGAACCTTCCAAATCTTTTAATTTTCCTTGGACTACCGCCGATTTTTTATGTACAACCTCTAGAGCCTCGGTTTCTGGCGCATACAAGGTTCGCATTATTTCTGGAGTAGCCCCATACATTTTTTTGCGGATTACTGTTAATGCGTCGTCCGCTTTCTTCCACTCGGCCTGGGCTGCATCGAGTTCGGCTTTCTTTTCTTTGTCCAGGATAATACGCTCCCCGACTCTTTCATCCGCTCTGACATGCACCAGGATATTAGGATTAGGGAAATGGGAATCGTGTTTAAATTCTTTAGCAGGAGGATTAAAGAAGCGAGTGCCATGGGTTTCCTTCAATGATGGGATTTCGGCTACATAAAAATATCTCTCTGCATGGCGGTAGTAGTAATGCATCTCCTCCTTGGTAAAAATATCGCTATTAGACTTTAGGGCAAGGAAGTTTGCGGTCCCAGCATTGACCTTGAAATCAGATAGCCAGGCTGCCACTCGCTGCGATTGGTTCCCCCCTCCTGGCGCGTCCTTCGCTTTCATCTCTGCCCATTTTACAATCTTTTCTCTCAACGCGAGAGCTTCGGCTGGTACTGTAAGTGCCGCCATCTTATTTCCCGGCAGCGTGATTAACCACTCGACATAATCCTTGCCGCCTTCATGCATCCAGTTGGTGAACTTGGTAACTCCTTCTGAGTTGTCTTTGATCTGGTTACGGTTGTCTAAGAACTCCGCTTCCGCTTGTTCCCTGGCCTTGCGTTTCATCTCCCTAATTTTTATCCATATAGGGTTTGTTAATTCCTCTCCGAATAAAGGTACATGTGTTTCATATGCCAATATCTCTTTTTCGACAAAGCTATACTCCTCATCCACCAAATCTATGACTGCGAAATTTTGCTCATCCTCCATCAGCATGGCAACCCTCGCCCCTGTATTGTAGTCCGCGTATATCCGTGTTCCGTCCGATGGATCGGTTTCTGCGTAGAGTTCTATAGGGTCCGCTCCTGCTTTAAGTTTTTTTCTATTTGCTTCGGCCCGATCATATTGGAGGTCGTATCTAAGGTCGTCCATCCTCTCAGCAATAATCTCCTTGGACCGCTCGTCAACCAAACGATCAATCTCTTCCAGCTTCTCTGTATACCAGGCGAACTCGCTGCCATCCTGCGGAATCCCATTGGTAACATCAACCAACTTGACTCCGTTATCGTTGAGGTATTGTTTGATCTGGTCATGGGTAAACTTAGGCTGCTTCATCTTGCGGACTTTATCTAACTCCGCTTGAGCTTCGTCTAGTTTATTTTGGCGGAACGCCAACGTCAAAGCTGTGGACGGCATCTCCAAATTTTCTTGTGCCGACTTAACTTTATTTTCAGCTTCTGTAATTAAATATTTTCTATGGTCAAGGGCTAGATAGTTTTCCAGGCCGGTAGCCGCAATTTCTCCAGCCTTAACTTTAGGGAGTTTGCGAATAATGTTTAACCATTCTTCGGCTGACTTGGGTTGGGCCTTGCTAGGCTTGAGGTTGTGGACTGCGTCTGCGAGAGTAGAGTAATGCCAAGTTGGGTTTACTTCTTCGGCAACTTCGTCTTGGTAGAGTTCTTGTGGTCCCTCTATCTTTTTCTCTACCTGGAAAGGAGCTTGTCCTTTCATCGGCGCAAGTTTCTGCGGTTGCGTGTAAGGCTTTACACTTTCAATTTCCCATACATGGGTTTCTTTGCGGCTGCCGAAATCAAACTCTGATCCCTTTTCAACCTGATGCTGTTTACGGAGTTTGTTAAATTCTTTTGCGGTTTTAACCTGGCGAGAACCCTTGAACACTACCTCTCCAAGGGCTTCATTGTTTTCATTCTTTAAGACGATAGGTACGCCTATATGCTTTGCTGGGATTGCTCTGCCCCTGACTTCCAGCGTCTTACCGCCGGATATAATCTTTTCATCCCAAGGGCCACGGATGAATAGTTTTGTTATTTCTCCTTTTTCGTTCCAGGGGATTTCTGCTGCTTGGCTTCCCAATCCGCTAGTCCCTGGTCGGCTTCCGCCTCGTTCTTCTGCATCACCTGTAACTGGACCATTTGCTTCGCGGTCAATTTCGCCTTTTGTGTCGGGTCCAAGGTCTGTCCGTATATTGCGCTTCCCTTCATATAAAGCTCTGATAAGACCTGCGTACTCGTCTTCATTTATCTCACCTCTCTGTTTAGCTTTCTTTAAGTCCTTCTCAGCGCGTTTTAAAAATTCATCTACGCCCTTGCGTGTTTGTTCTTCCGAGCCGTTAGCCTGGCGAATCTGACTTATTATCTTGCGAACATTCTCAGATTTATTCTTACCGAAAAAACATCCAGCCGCGCCAAGCATATCACATGCCCCACAAGTCCACAATCCTTTGGTCCCAGGCTTTAAAGCGATAATGTCAACGTAGTGTGTATCCCTCTTAGTTTTTAGTTTCCCCCCATCAACCGGACAAAGTTTCTGCGTCATCTCGTTGAATACCGTAGGGAATCTCTCTTTAACCTCGGCCCTGGATACTGAGTTTTTCCCCTGGTTAATGGGGAGGTAAACAGCTACCCTGTCATTGATCTCCGCTATCTGCGATTCTGTCATCCCCTTCCCGATAACAACGGCCAGTTGCAAATCAGGATTTTCCATCGCCAGGTCAAAGTTGGTTTCATCAATAGAAAGCATCTTGAGGTTAAAGTCGCTTACCTTGCGTAATAAGTCTGGGCGTTTAGAAAATATCTGCATCCTGACTCCACGCCGATTCATCTCTTGTATCAAGACCAACTGCGCTTCAGAGAGATCGCCTTTATCATTAATCCTTAACGCTAATCCATCTTCATGCTGGTCGGTTGCTTCAAACATTTCGAACAGTCTATCCGCTAAAACATCCTTATGGTTCTCCGCCGCCCACTCTGTAAACTCTGCCTTGATTAATTCGGTAGGTCGCGCATTAGCGTCCGCTGCGTAGCAGAACTTAGCGCAATTCTTACTGGGGTTGCAGTTCTTAAAAGAACCAGAAATATCTAGTTCCGCCTTACGGTTGTCGCCGATAAAAGTATAACCCTTGACTCTCTTCTCGACCTGCTTGGGATCACCTGTCAAGAAATCCTTTATAATGGAGTAACGCCCCAGCTTATCCTTGCCCCACAACTTACTGTTAAGGAGTTCATCAACATTGCGGCCTTCCATCGAGCGGAAGAATATTTCTCTAATAGTAACACCGCGAACCGCTGCGGCAGCCCAAAGCGTACCGGCATGCGCTTTTATGTTCTTTTTAAACATGGTCCGCTCGGCCCTGTTCATCCTGCCCACGCCCTCTTTCAAAGCCTCGTTGACCTCTGGATAAATTGTATCCATGCTCCCTGTTTGTTCTGATACTGTAGGAGGCTTCGGCTTCTTAGCTTTCTTTTTCCCTGGTTCCGATTGGTAAAGCTCTTCAGTTTTATCTACTCCAAATATTTCTTCGGGGGTTGGGAGAGAGGCGAATATCTCATCTTCAGACATTTGCTCTAAAATATTAGGACTAGCAGGATCGAACTTTTTAGCAAAGATGGATTTGATTTGTTCTGGATGGAAGGCGTTGAAAGTTAA